CGCTCTTGTGCATATTGATTGCTTGAATTTGTGCCCATGCTGGCCATTGTTGTACAGGTGTAAACCCATCGTAGTTACTAAGTACGTTCCATATAAGATGCTGATCATCTGTCCAATAGTAAGGGTCCAAAGGGTCACTCATGTATTAGTGATGCACCGGTTCCCAAAAGATAACCTCCTTGATGTTCCCGATTACGCTGAAGGCGCGTTCCCGGATTTTCGTTCGCGAAGACTTTCGCGCGCGAGGCGTGGGTGTGCCGACAGGCACTAGTTATTACCCCACGCCCGCGGAACACCCTAGTGATGCCGCGGAAAGTTCCCTATATTCCTGCGGTTGATTGGGTCTTTACAATTTGGCCCATGGAAGACTGTGATTTCGATCAAATACTTGGATATGTCAATGATTGGCCCTTTAAATATATCACTTACCAAATTGAGGTTGGGGAGGACAACATGCCTCATGTGCAAGGCTTTGTTCAATGGAAAGATAAGAAACGTCTCTCTGCTCTCAAGAAACTCTCTCCAACTTGGACGGAATGGGCAAAACGTAAGGGTACGTTCTACGAAGCTCAGCATTATGCTCAAAAGCCTGTGTCTGAATGTCATTGCCGTCATTGTGAGGGCTTGCAGCGGTTTGATGTCAACTATGAATATGGTATACCTTCGGTAGAAGCGCAAGTTCGTTATCACGAGATTGCCAAAACAATTAAGAATCAAGGATTGACGCGTGCAGTCAACCGATTCCCTGAGGCCTATTTACAGATATCACGAGGAATGGAAGCACTTGATAACTTTTATTGTCCAGAAAGGAACTTTGAGACTGAGATTACTTTGGTTTACGGCCAACCAGGCGCTGGGAAAACTCGTTATGCAATGCTTGGACCTCATCCTTACAAACTCGGTGTTTACGGCGAGGGGACCGACTTCTTCTCGACTTCTTACCGGCCTCGCGAGCATAAGACGATTGTTGTCGATGACTTTCGGAATAATTGGAAGTTCGGGACTTTTTGTCAGGTTTGCGACCGCTATCCCACTGAGGTCCAAACCAAAGGCGGCTTCCGTCAACTCCTACCAGATCACATAGTGTTTACCAGCAATCTTGCGCCCCACAAATGGTATCCAAACATCCTCGCCGACCCTTACAGTGCGGATGCCTTTCATCGTAGAATCCACAACATTATTTTCATTTGCAAGTTTGGCTACAAATTAATTAAGGTACGATTTACCTGCCATGGCTTCATCAATCATTTCTTTGACTCGCAAAGCATTTTCATGTAAACTCATTCTGTCAGGGTCATCTTCCATGGCCTCTTCCTCATCTTCCGGAATTGACGGCAGAAAGCTATCTGATGCATCCAGAGATTCTTGGCTTTGAGAAGCAACCGAGTCATCAGAACTCGGGTATAAATCAACAACCGCAGCCTGCCGACGCAAACGTGGAGGTGGGCTACATCCAATACAGTCAGACCCGTCGGAATGCTTTAAGAGGTGTACACCTTGTTCATCAATAACTTCTCGACTTTTTTCCATTTTTCCAATTTTTTTGTTTTTTACTTTTAGTTACTGGCATGGAGCCTTTTATTGCACCCGCGCCGCCGTGAAAAACGCGCAATTTTCGCGAAAACTTAACGAATAAACGACTGAGCGTATTCCCAATTCGCGCCACTTTCTTAAATTCTGAAACATGTACGGAGGTTACAAACCTAGTCTTGCCGGTGCTCGTGCTGTTATGCGAACTGATCTTCAGCAAAGAGCTGCTGACCAAAGGTCTGCTTACCTTGCCAAGGCTCGCCAGCAAGGTATTGCTCGTATGCGTTCCAGTCGTGTTACGAGTCGTAACAACGCTTTTGGCCCTGAAACTAAGTATTTTGATACTGCCATCGATGCTTCTGTTACTACGGCTGGTTCCAGCTGGGCAGATACAGAAGTTCCTTGTGACTTCTATGTCAATTCTTCGGGTGCTCCTGCTGCTTACACTGACTCTGCTTTGATTCCTTCTGCCCAAGGTTCAGGGTATGGACAAGTGGACGGCCTCAAATATCGCATTAAGAAAATGAGAATCCGTGGATCTCTTTCCACTGCCACTACCACTGGCGGTACTGCTGCCTCCAGCGGTACGCTCACCCGCCTTCTTCTCATTATGGACACTCAACCCAACGGTGCGCAAGCACAAGGTGAAGATGTTATGCAAGATGTTGGCGATTACTCTTCGAATGCTTACACTTTCCAACGTGTTTCCAACACCGGAGGTCGATTTCGCATCCTGAAGGACAAGTGGTTTCGAAATAACCCTGCCGTGGCTGTTAACAATGCTGGAGCTACAAGTGTTTCTGAGTCCTACACTAATTCTATCTTCAAATTCCAATGGGTGCCTAAGGTCCCTGTTGAGGTCAACATTAAGGCCGGCAATGCCACTCCAACTGTCGCTGGATTGTCTAACTTGAACATCTTCCTTCTGGCTTATTCCTACAACCAAGGTGCCGGTGGTGCTCAAACAGTCAATGTCAATGCTGCATGTCGCACGTACTACTTTGACTAATTAATGTGTCAACGATTAAACTTTAATTTTCCCAACAATGTTCTGTTCTTGCAATTTGATTCTGTTGTATTTGTATTAGAATGAATGCATTTTCACATGTATTGCACAATTCGGGTGCTCTCCATGTCCGTTGAATCACCTGCTTATGGTCTCCCATCCAACTTCTGGTTTGAGGTCTATGGCATGCCAAACAGTGCCAATGCAATATCCGTAGCCTGCCGACTATCTGTAACCCTTCCGGGTAGTAATACTTCGTTCGTTTACCATTAACTTCAAAGCTTGTTACTCGTTTGCACATTTTTTTAACTGAACTCGCAAGTAGACTTCGACCACTGGGCCCCGTACCACCCTCGAGTTTACTACAACTATACCACCGTTTGATAATGTCACACAGTTTGACCACCGTTTTACTACCACAATAGTGGCCTTCCGGCTGTTAGGTCAAATACTCTTTTCTTTCCAGTGAGAAGCTTGCCTTCCAAATGCTTATACATTATTCTTGATGCATCGCTTGTTTCCTTCTTAGAATATCGCACATGTCCACTATCCCACTGGATTCTGCCTTCTTTGACAGTTGATGCCAATGCCCATGTTCGCGCTTCATCAGCAGGTAAGCCGTTTGCGATGAGAAAGTACATAAAGTTGAATACTTCATTGTCGCTCTTGTGCATATTGATTGCTTGAATTTGTGCCCATGCTGGCCATTGTTGTACAGGTGTAAACCCATCGTAGTTACTAAGTACGTTCCATATAAGATGCTGATCATCTGTCCAATAGTATGGATCCAAAGGGTCACTCATGTATTAGTGATGCACCGGTTCCCAAAAGATAACCTCCTTGATGTTCCCGATTATGCCTTCAGGCGCGTTCCCGGATTTCTTTTCGCGAAAGCTTTCGCGCGCGAGGCGTGGGTGTGCCGACAGGCACTAGTTATTACCCCACGCCCGCGGAACACCCTAGTGATGCCGCGTAAAGTTCCCTATATTCCTGCGGTTGATTGGGTCTTTACAATTTGGCCCATGGAAGACTGTGATTTCGATCAAATACTTGGATATGTTAATGATTGGCCCTTTAAATATATCACTTACCAAATTGAGGTTGGGGAGGATAACATGCCTCATGTGCAAGGCTTTGTTCAATGGAAAGATAAGAAACGTCTCTCTGCTCTCAAAAAACTCTCTCCAACTTGGACGGAATGGGCAAAACGTAAGGGTACGTTCTACGAAGCTCAGCATTATGCTCAAAAGCCTGTTTCCGAATGCCATTGCCGTCATTGTGAGGGCTTGCAACGGTTTGATGTCAACTATGAATATGGTATACCTTCGGTAGAAGCACAAGTACGTTATCACGAGATTGCCAGAACAATTAAGAATCAAGGTTTGACGCGTGCAGTCAACCGTTTCCCTGAGGCCTATTTACAAATATCCCGAGGAATGGAAGCACTTGATAACTTTTATTGTCCAGAAAGGAACTTTGAAACCGAGGTTACTTTGGTTTACGGCCAGCCAGGCGCTGGGAAAACTCGTTATGCAATGCTTGGACCTCGTCCTTACAAACTCGGTGTTTACGGTGAGGGGACCGACTTCTTCTCGACTTCTTACCGGCCTCGCGAGCATAAGACGATTGTTGTTGATGACTTTCGGAATAATTGGAAGTTCGGGACTTTTTGTCAGGTTTGCGACCGCTATCCCACTGAGGTCCAAACCAAAGGCGGCTTCCGTCAACTCCTACCAGATCATATAGTGTTTACCAGCAATCTTGCGCCCCACAAATGGTATCCAAACATCCTTGCCGACCCTTACAGTGCGGATGCCTTTCACAGGCGTATCCACAATATTATCTTCATCTGCAAGTATGGCTATAAATTAATTAAGGTACGATTGCCTTTTTGTTTTTCTGCAAATTTAGCATCTTCCTTGATCATCCTCTGAAATCGTCTGATTGAGTCAGGGTCGTCTACCATGGCCTCTTCCTCATCTTCCGGAATTGACGGCAGAAAGCTATCTGATGCATCCAGAGATTCTTGGCTTTGAGAAGCAGACGAGTCCTCAGAACTCGCAACCAAATCAACCGCAGCCCCCTGTCGACGCAAACGTGGAGGTGGGCTACATCCAATACAGTCAGACCCGTCGGAATGCTTTAAGGGGTACTGCTCATTAGCGATCTGTTCTCCAAGTTCCATTTTTTTCAATTTTCTTGTTTTTTACTTTTTAGTAACTGGCATGGAGCCTTTTATTGCACCCGCGCCGCCGTGAAAAACGCGCAACTTTCGCGAAAAGTTAACGAATAAACGACTGCTTGTATTCCCAATTCGCGCCACTTTCTTAAATTCTGAAACATGTACGGAGGTTACAAACCTAGTCTTGCCGGTGCCCGTGCTGTTATGCGAACTGATCAACAACAAAGAGCTGCTGACCAAAGGGCTGCTTACCTTGCTAGGGCTCGCCAGGAAGGTATTGCTCGTCTTCGTACCAGTCGTGTTACAAGTCGTAACAATGCTTTTGGCCCTGAGACGAAGTACTTTGATACTGCCATCGATGCTTCTGTTACTACGGCTGGTTCATCCTGGGCAGATACAGAAGTTCCTTGTGACAATTATGTCAATTCGTCTGGTGCTCCTGCTGCTTACACTGATTCTGCTTTGATTCCTTCTGCCCAAGGTTCAGGGTATGGACAAGTTGATGGTCTCAAATATCGCATTAAGAAGCTGAGAATTCGTGGATCTCTTTCGACTGCCACTACCACTGGCGGTACTGCTGCTTCCAGCGGTACGCTTACTCGCCTTCTTTTGATTCTGGATACTCAACCCAATTTCGCCCAGGCGCAAGGTGAGGACATTATGCAAGATGTTGGCGATTACTCTTCGAATGCTTATACTTTCCAACGTGTTTCTCAATCCGGAGGTCGATTTCGCATCTTGAAGGACAAGTGGTTTCGAAACAACCCTGCTGTTGCTGTTAACAATGCTGGAGCAACTACTGTCTCTGAAGCTTACACTAATTCCATCTTTAAGTTTCAATGGATACCGAAGGTGCCTGTTGAGGTCAACATTAAGGCCGGCAATGCGACTCCTACCGTTGCTGCTTTGTCCAACATTAACATCTTCCTTCTGGCTTACTCCTACAACCAAGGTGCCGGTGGTGCTCAGACAGTTAATGTCAATGCTGCTTGTCGCTGTTATTACTTTGACTAATTAATTCCTTGACGATTAAACTTTAATTTTCCCAACAGTGTTCTGTTCTTGCAATTTGATTTTGTTGTATTTGCAATAGAATGAATGCATTTTCACATGTTCCACATAATTCGGGTGCTCTCCATGACCTTTGAATTATTTGCTTATGGTCTCCCATCCAACTTCTGGTTTGAGGTCTGTGACACGCAAAACAGTGCCAATGCAATATCCTTAGCCTACCTACCACCTGTAATCCCTCTGGGTAGTAGTACTTATATTTCTTTCCTGGGTTTTCAAAGGAACTTACTCGTTTGCTCATGTTTTTAAATGAAAGCTTCGCGTTGACTTTGACTAGTGGGCCCCGTACCACCCTCAAGTTTACTACAACTTGACCACCGTTTGATAAGGTAACACAGTTTGACCACCGTTTTACTACCACAATAGTGGCCTTCCGGCAGTTAGGTCAAATACTCGTTTTCTTCCAGTTAAGAGGCGTCCTTCTAATGCTTTGTACATTATTCTCGTTGCGTCACCGGTCTCTTTCTTGGAATACCGCTTTTGTTTATCATCCCACTGGATTTTACCGTCTTTGACAGTGCTAGCCAATGCCCATGTTCGCGCCTCATCTGGAGATAAGCCATTTGCGATGAGGAAATACATAAAATTGAATACTTCATTGTCGCTTTTGTGCATATTGATTGCTTGAATCTGTGCCCAACCAGGCCATTGTTGTACAGGGTGAAACCCATCTGGCTTGCTAAGTACGTTCCAAATAAGATGCTGATCATCTGTCCAAGTGAACGGATCCAAAGGGTCACTCATGTATTAGTGATGCACCGGCTCCCAAAAGATAACCTCCTTGATGTTCCCGATTACGCTAAAGGCGCGTTCCCGGAAATGCTTCGCGAACGTGTTCGCGCGCGAGGCGGGGGTGCCGAAGGCACGCTAATTATTACCCCCGCCCGCGGCACTCCCGAGGTATGCCGAGGTTAGTGCCAATGCACCCTGCGGTTGATTGGGTCTTTACTATTTGGCCCCAGGAGGATTGTGATTTCGATGATATTCTTGGTCATGTCAATGAATGGCCCTTTAAGTACATTACCTACCAAATAGAGGTTGGGGATGACAATTTACCTCATGTACAAGGCTTTGTGCAATTCCGTGAAAAGCAACGCCTTTCTGCTCTCAAGAAACTATTCCCAACCTGGACAAGATGGGCAAAAAGGAAGGGTACTTTCTATGAGGCTCAGCATTATTCACAAAAACCTACATTAGGGTGCGATTGTCCTCAGTGCCAT